TCTATCCATACAACAATGTTATGGAAACTGAATCAGGTCATATTCTTGAGTTTGATGATACACCAGGAAAAGAAAGAATACATTTAGCACATCGAAATGGTTCTTTTCAAGAAATGTTTCCGAACGGTGATAAAGTAGAAAAAGTCACAAAAAATAATTACGAAATTGTGATGGGCGATGACTATGTTCATATTATGGGTAGTTGTCGTATTACAGTTCAAGGTGACGCAGAGGTTTATGTGCAAAAGAATGCCTATATGAGAGTCGACAAAAATGTGACAGCAGATGTTGGTGGTAGTGTCGATGCCTATGTCGTTGGTAATGTCGATGCAGAGATTCTTGGAAATGTGACAGGCCTTGTGCGTGGTAACTTAGATGCTGAGGTTGAAGGTAATGCCACGGCACTTGTTCGTGGAAACTTAGATGCTGAAGTTGAAGGAAACGCTGTCTTAGCGATACGAGGAAATCTTGCACAGGCAGTTCAAGGCAATATGACATTACAAGTCAATGGTAATTTTGTGCAAAGAACAAGAGGAACACATACTGTAACTTCTGGTGGTGAAATGGATATTGGTGCTGGATCGAATCAAGGTAATATAACCATAGAAGCACCAAGAGTGGATGTCAATCCATAATGGCAGCGGGCGCACATCGAAATACAGATTCTAGAGCTTGTGGTGCTACAACAGTAACATCACAGGCTAAAAATGTCTATGTCAATGGTCTTTTGTGGTCTATCAATGGTGATCCAAACAGTCACGGTGATGGAAATTTGATTGCGGCCACAAAAAATGTCTTTATAGGTGGTATTGCAGTCGTAAATATAGGCGATTCTGCTGCAGCTGACGACCTTTGCATACCGTTAGGAGGTTCACATTGCGCTCCTACTGCAACTGGTGGTTCAACGAATGTTTTTGTCGGAGATTGAGATAAATAAAACATGGCAACAACAACTACACTCAATTCAGTCGATGTACCTACCCTAAGGTCTTTTCGTGACTTAGACCTAAATTTCACACTACATCCAATTCGAAAAGATGTAAGTTCTTTTTCGAATGAGTATGCCATTATCAATTCTATCAAGAATCTGATTTTTACACAACATTATGAGAGGCCTTTTCAACCAGAACTTGGTAGTAATTTGCGCCGGATGTTGTTTGAACCAATCGATGCAATTACAGCGGCACAAATTGAAAGAGAAATTACAGAGGTTGTGCGAAACTTTGAGCCTAGAGCAGACATTTCAAAAGTCATCGCAAAACCAACACCAGATGAGAACAGATATAGTGTTCAAGTTGAATTCTTTCTCATCAACAATCCGAATCCAGTCACAATAAACTTCTTTTTAGAACGAATTAGATAAGATGGCAGACAGACTACGAGTTACAGAGCTTGATTTTGATACAATCAAGACCAATCTAAAATCATTTTTACAACAACAAAGTCAGTTCACCGATTACGACTTTGATGGTTCAGGTCTAAGTGTATTGTTGGATATTCTCGCTTACAATACACACTATAATGCCTACTATCTAAACATGGTGGCTAATGAGGCATTTCTTGATTCTGCTCTATTGCGAGATTCAGTTGTCTCTCACGCTAAGACTTTTGGGTATACGCCATATTCAACGACTGCGCCGGTGGCTGTAGTCAATTTTACTGCCAATTCAAGTTCTTCAACGACCTCAACACTTACAATCCCATCTGGATATTCTTTTCTTGCAAATCAAATTGATGGTGTCTCATATAACTTTGTGGTTCTGAATGATACGACAGTTACAAAAGCTAATAGTCAGTTTGTCTTTGAGAACCTAGAAATCTATGAAGGTCAATTGATAACTTATAATTTTACACATTCAGACCAAACAAATCCAAAACAAATCTTTACTTTGCCAGATGAGAATGTTGATACTTCTACAATCAAAGTAACAGTAACAGAGTCAAGTTCAAATAGTGCAGCAACAACTTATTCAAGATTTACAGAACTCTTAGATGTAAGTGCAACCTCAGAAGTTTTCTTTTTACAAGAAACAAGAAACAATCAATATCAAATTTATTTTGGTTCTGATATTATTGGTAAAAAAATACCAGATGGTGCTATTGTTTCGGTCACATATCTTGTGACGAACGGTGCTGCTGCACAAAAAGCAGATGGTTTTGTTGCAAGACAAACTCTGACAGATTCTATAGGTGAATCTCTAACTGATTTTGATATTGATGTGGATGATGTTGCAGCTGGTGGTGCAGCTCGTGAGTCGGTCGATGAAATCAAGTTCTCAGCACCACTTCAATATGTTACACAGAATCGTTTGGTAACAAAGAAAGATTATGAGTCATACATTCGGCGAAATTATCCTAGCATTGATTCACTTTCAATTTGGGGTGGTGAAGATGAAGATCCGCCAGTTTATGGTAAAGTTTTTATCTCACTCAAGCCAAAAACAAATTACTACATTTCTGAGACCGAAAAACAAAGAATCATTGACGAAATCATTACACCAAAAGCAATTCTTTCTGTAAGTTCTGAGATTCGTGATCCAGAGTTTCTTTATATTCTTTTGAATACAACAGTCAAATACGATCCAAAGAAAACAACAGCAACGGTTGGAACTTTTCAAAATCAAATAAGAAATGCAATTCTTCTTTATCGAAATACAAATCTAAACAAATTCAATAGTACATTCTCACTTTCGAGATTGCAAGATGAAATTGATGGTGTTGATTCAAATGCTATTGTTGGTTCTGAAACATCGGTTCGTTTGCAGAGAAGAGTTATACCAACACTTAGTAAAGCATCAAACTACACGGTCAATTTCAATGTGCCACTCAAAAGAGGCACAGTTCTAAACAAATTGACAACTTCCGAATTTAGAACAACAGATACAACAGGTGTGATTCGAACAGCAATCATTGAAGAAACACCACAATCATTTACTGGTGTTTCATCAATTAGTGTTCTGAATGCTGGTTATGGATACACTACCGCAACAGTTACAATTACTGGTGACGGTTCTGGTGCTACGGCAAAAGCAGTTATTCAAAGTGGTCGAATTGTTTCGATTCGAATGACAAATCGTGGTGTTGATTACACACGAGCCACAGTCACAATTACTGGTGACGGTTTCTCTGCATTGGCTGTGCCTTTGATTGATTCAAGAATTGGTACTTTACGAGTTATTTTCTATGATGTAAATGCAAATCGACAAATCATCAACTCAAATGTAGGTTCAATCAATTATGATACGGGTGTTATTGAAATCAACGACTTGAACATTTTGTCTGTTCTAACTGCTGACGGTTTGATTTATTTTACAGTTGAAGCAGAAGATACTGTGATTGAATCAACAAGAAATACCATACTTACAATTGATGAAGCAGATTCAACATCTATCATTACAGAAGTTGAAACAATAAGAACCTAATGACAACAGATTTGAAAACCTCACTACTTGTTGAAGGTCAAGTTCCTGAATTTGTACGGGAACAACACCCAGCATTTATTTCTTTTCTTGAAGCATATTATGAATTTCTTGAACAAGAACAAGGTGTACAAAATAATGACCTAACATCAAAAGGCAAACTTCTGAGAAATGTTTCAGATGTTGATGTTTCGATTGATGAATTTGAAGAAAGTTTTATCAACAATTTTGCTTCTCTGATTCCACAAGAGGCAATTTCTGATAAAGCATTTCTTATCAAAAATGTTTTACCTCTTTATCTATCGAGAGGTAATATCAAATCATATGAGTTTCTTTTTCGCCTTCTTTATAATGAAGAAGTTCAACTTACTTTTCCAAGAAATAATATTCTTCGTGCATCAGCTGGTGATTGGGTTCAAGAAAATGTGTTGCGAGTTGACACAAATATTTTTTCTTTTTATACTGGTAACGGAACTACAACCACATTTCTCTTAGCACAACAAGTCGGCCAAGAAGAAGTATCTGTCTTCGTTGATGATGTAGAAATTACATCTGGATTCTTTGTTCGTAGAGAATCGAAAAAAATTATTTTCAATACTGCACCAACAAGTGGTGCTGATATAAAAGTATACTATGATAATTTCAATGAAGACTTACTTATAAATCGAAAACTTACCGGTCAATCTTCTGGTGCGACTGCAATTATTGAGAGAGCAGTTCCACGACTAATTGGTACACAAACATCAGTTGAATTGTATATTGATGATGCAACGAGACTTGGTACATTTCTCAACGCTGAAGAAATCGTAACTGACATTATTGCTGATGACGGTGTAACACTCATACGAATTGGTTCGATTACAGTTTCACCTCTTAGCACGATTACACTCTTAGATGGTGGTTCAGGTTATAATGTAGGTGACCCAGTTTTAGTCACAGGTGGATTACCAACTACACCTGCTGAAGCTGTTGTTGGTTCTGTATTTGGTGGTTTTCCAGATTCAGCCAATGTTATCATAGGCGGTGCAGGTTTTCAGGTCGGTGGTCTTGTTTCCGCTTCAAATGTTGCAGGCACAATTACACTTGCTGTTCTTGGAGTTGATTCATCAGGTGCAAATAGTGCTAACTCATTTACAATCTTTACTGACACAATTGATCCATACGCAAATGTTTTGATTTCTGATTCTGATTATGGTTTTCCTGCAAATGTGATACCAACAGGTGAAAATGTTTCGACACGATTGATTGATGCCTTCTCAAAAGGTACAGTAACAGGAATTGGTCCTATGACCACCCTGACTGTTCTGTTTGCAGATGTTTCTTCAAATGGTGCTATCTTTGATGCTGATGGCGCAAAGATTGAAACTCTCGCAAATACTTTTGTGGACATCAAAACTTTTGGTTCGTTAGGTAGAATACAAATCAATGATGGTGGTGAAGGTTATGAGATTGGTGATGAAATTGTATTTGGTGCAAACCCAGCAGGAACATATGGTGTTGGTGCTGCTGCGGCCGTAACAAATGTAAGTTCAACAGGTATAATCACAAAAGTAGAATTACAACCATCAAGAATTTCTGGCACAGCAAATACACAATCGAGTAATGTTACAATTGTTGGTAATGGTACATCGTTTGATACTGAGTTGATAGTTGGTGATTTGATTATGATAAACTCAGAAGCACGATATGTCAATTCAATTGCTTCTGCAACATCTCTGAATGTGAATGTTGCATTTGGTCGAACATCAACAGAAAGAAGTGTTGGTGTTTATGACCGTTACCTCGTTGGCGGTCAAAATTATGTTCAAGGTAGTTTTCCATCAATTACGGTGTCTTCAGCAAATGTTTTGGCTTCAGGTGCAAATGTTGAAATCATTGCTCTGATGGGTGATGGTGAATCAGTCAATGTAAGCACTTCATCAGTTGCTGGTCAGATTCGAACAATTACAATTACAAATCCTGGCGCAGGCTATGAGTTTCTACCAGCAGTTGACCTCACGCAATCTGGTGATGCTAATGCTACTGCTGAAGCGCAGATTGAAAGGTCATTTGTTTCTTTACCTGGTCGTTGGACAACATCTGAAGGTATTCTTTCTGCACTTGAAAGACGAGTTCAAGGTGAAGATTACTACATTGACTTCACTTATGTCACATCAGTTGCAGTCGAATTCTCAAAATACAAAGAAATACTCAAAGGTCTTCTGCACCCAGCCGGATTCAAAAATTATGCAGAATACCCAATCTCAAATACCATCAATGCATCGATTGTTGTTGATGGTACTACAAGCATTGACCTCTCTGGTCGTGCAAATGTTGTCGCCAATTCTATCTTTATCGATGGTATAAACACACGATTCAATGTCGCAAACACTCTTGGTATTCTCACAATTGGTACACAGATTTCAGTCAATAATCAAATTAGAACGGTCAATAACATTATAAGTAACACAAATGTTTCAGTTTCAAGTGTATTTACGACAAATTCTAATGGTCAAGTCATCATAATTGTAACATAAATAAAGATTATGTCTCTATTTTACAAATCAAAGAAATTATCACTCGACAACGCAGAAAAGTTCAAAAACTCTTTTGCAGATGGTGCCAACAGTACAATCCAGTATGTTTTCATTGGAGACCATGTTCCATTTACAAACGAAGCGTCTCCACCAGATATTGTAGAGACAATCGCTTCTGAAAAAGATGTTTGGGACAATATCTTTGGTGCCAAACGAGCAACAGCCAATGATGTAGAACTTGTCATACCAAGAGTCAATTGGACGGCAAACACAAATTATCGACAATACGATGACACAATAGCACTTGAAGATTTACTTACAGGCAACACCACACAAAATCTAAAAGCATTTTATGCAATTACCACAGACCGAAATGTCTATAAGTGTCTGTCAAATAATGCGTCTGCAAACTCAACGGTCGAACCAACAGGTGACTATACAACATCGAATGGTGTGATTGCTACAGCTGATGGTTATATTTGGAAGTACATGTATAATGTTCGACCATCAAATAAATTTCTCACAACCGATTGGATACCAATTCCAACTAGGTCGGCTGCGGCAACAACTCTAACCGATTACAACCTTGATAGTACAGGTGTTGTAGAAGGAGAACTTTCAACTGTTGTTATCACATCAAGTGGTAGTGGTTATTATCATAGTGTTGTTACAGTAACATCTTTTACAAGTGGTTGCACAATACTTACTTTAGCAAATACAACAAATGTGGCAGCTAATATGTCTGTCTCTGGTACAGGTATTGCAACAGGTTCATTTATTTCTACTGTTGATTCACCAAATAACAGAATCACTCTCTCTTCTGCGGCTTCTGCCAACGGCGGTGGTTCAGGTAATAATTTGACGATTGTGACAAGAGTTTACTTTGATGGTGATGGTACTTGTGCGGCTGGAACAGTTACACTTGCAAATGATACTATAAGTAAGATAACTTTATCATCAATTGGAACAGGTTATAGTTTTGCTAATGTGTTTATTTACGGTTCTGGTACTGGTGCAAATGGTCGATGTATCATTGCGCCAAAATATGGCCATGCATTCAATCCTGTAAAAGACCTTCTCGGTACAAATGTAATGGTGTCAAGTAAGATTGGTGACCTAGACTCAACTGAAAATGGTCTTATTTCAATTGACACTTCGTTTAGACAATTTGGTCTTCTCCGAAATCCACATAAATACGGTCAAGCAAGTCGAGCAAACAACTCTACAGCGAATGCAGTTATTTCACAAGCAAGAAGTTTGACTCTTGTTCCAGGTAGTCAATATACTTTAGATGAGTATGTTTATCAAGGAACATCAGCAAATAATGCAACAGCTTATGGTTATGTTTACTCTCAAACGACCACAGAAGTAAAGATAACAAAAGTTCAAGGTACATTCTCTGTTGGTCTTGCTTTGATTGGTGCAAGTTCTGGTGTTTCAAGAACAGTTGTAGCGCAAACAAATCCAGAATTTGAACCTTATTCAGGTGACATTTTATATGTCGAAAACGCAACAAAGACTGACCGAGAAGATGGTCAGGCAGAAAATATAAGATTTGTTATACAGTTCTAAAGGCAAAATATGGCAACGAATTACAATGTAAATCCTTACTATGACGATTTCGATGAAACAAAACAATTCTATCGTATATTGTTTCGTCCAGGTCGTGCTGTTCAGGCTCGTGAACTAACACAAATTCAAACTAACATTCAGAAACAAATTGAACGATTTGGTCAGAGTGTTTTCAAAGAAGGTTCAGTTGTAATTCCTGGTGGTTTTGTCTTTGAACCAAAACATGCCTTTGTCAAACTTACAGGTTCTTATGGTACCAATGTTTCAGATACGGTTGTCAGCACACTTCTCAATCGTGTCATTACTGGTGCCAATTCGAATGTTACTGCTCTTGTTGTTGATACTGTAACTTCAACAACCAGCGGTGATCCAACAACAATTTATGTGAAATATCTTTCGTCAAACACAACAGACGACCAAGCAAATACAACATTTCAAGCAAGTGAGCTTATCACAAATGATGTAGGTAATCTCACACTTCAAGTTGCAAGTTCTTCTGCAACTGGTAATGGTACACTCTTTGCGGTTGCCAACGGTGCCATCTTTACAAGAGGTGTGTTTGCTTACCATGATGCACAACGATACATTGTTTCAAAGTATACAGAAGCAAGTAATGTTGTTCTAGGTTTTCAAGTTACAGAATCAACCGTAACATCAAGTGACGATACTTCTCTTCTCGACCCAGCCGTTGGTGCAAGTAACTTTATTGCACCTGGTGCTGACCGTTATAAGATTGCACTTGACGCTTCTCACCGTGATTTACCATTTAGTGCAGCACAAGATCCAGACTTTGTTGAACTGGTTCGTGTTGAAGATGGTCTTATTATCAAAGATAACTTAGACCCACAATACAGTATTCTTGGTGATACACTTGCTAGACGGACATTTGATGAGTCTGGTAACTATACGGTCAAACCATACACTATTCAAATCAAAGAACACCTGCGAGATGCAAACACAAACTTTGATGGATATTTCCTTTCTTCAGAAGGCGGTGACGACAATAAGTTTCTTGCTGTTGTTCAGCCTGGTAAAGCCTATGTCAAAGGTTATGAGATCCAAGGTGTTCGTTCAAAGTATGTCATTGGTAACAAAGCAAGAAGTTACGCCAATGTAAACAATGGTGTTGTTGCAACAGAGATTGGTAACTACATCTTTGTCACGAATGTTTATTCTGTTCCAGATTTGACTACTTTACCAGAAGTTGAACTCTATAATGAATACAACACGGCTGGTGGTACTGCAAATGGTACACTTGTCGGTACTGCAAAGATTCGTGCTCTTGAATATAATTCTGGCACAATAGGCACTTCTTCTGCTGTTTTCAAAGCTTGGTTGTTTGATGTTTCGATGACAAGTGGTTATGTCTTTGAACGAGATGTAAAACAACTCTATGTCAACAATTCTGGTTACAATGACTTTACTTCTGATATTGAACCATCTCTTACGGTTCTAACTGGTTCT